TCTAAGCAGGTTCAACAATATTATCATCACAGCCTCAACCCCACCCCCCTATGTTGCAATGCAGCATTATGTTGCAGTGCAGCAAGTTAGTTAGTGCTTACTTCGCTGACTGTGTTGCAATGCAGCAATGGTGCGGTGCAGTATATGAGGCTATGTTGCACCAATACAGGGCATCCTAAACCTGAGCTGCACCAAGATAGTGCAAAGCCAGGATACCTGAGTAGATTTGTCAACATACGGGTTTTCCCTAGTATCTTCGATGCAATTCTGTGCGTTATAGTAGAGTCTGAGTTAAACAAAAGGAGCAACAAAAAATGAAATCAATACACTTCTCAGCATTATTCTTTATCGGTACAATCTTGAATGGCTTTGGTGCTTTATTGTTCCACTTTACAGGCCACACAGTAGAAGGTTATTTACTCTCAATGCTAATGCTAGTAACATTAACGATAGCAATAGTATCTCTTAACAATCCTATAGACTAAGAAAGGCACTACCATGACAAACCCAACATTCGAGCAGTTTATTGCATCTCGCTTTGAATCTGACGACATAGTCGCCGATGTGCCCGAATACTGTTGCAACAAGGGCACTAAGGGCTTCGTGTATGCTTCTCATGGGGCAGTAATTGAGAAGACCTCAGACGGTCAATTAATGCTTATGATTGAAAATACTTCAGAATTATCTGATAATCTGCAAGACCTAGAATCTAAACTGTTTAACTATCTTCAATTAATCTAAGGAGCAATAAAAATGAGCACATACAATGGTTGGACAAACTACGCAACATGGCGTGTCAATTTAGAAGTCTTTGATTGCATGAACCCTAGCGACTATTGGGTCATGGATGACGCAGACATTGAGAAGAAACTGCCGATATTGATTCAAGACTTTGCGGAGGATCTTGTTAGCGGAAACGATCTCGCCACCGATTACGCATTAGCATTCATGTCTGAGGTCAATTGGCGTGAAATCGCTCGGCATCTCATTGACAATCATCTAGAGAATTATGAGCAAAATGACGACTTGGCAACAGATGACACTAGATCCTATGGCACACGAAACAGAGAGCAAGAGGAGGCTTAATCATGAGCGCATGGGACTATGCAAGCATCGCAGTACTATTGTTGGGCTGTGCAGGCATCATCATTACAATGAAACCGTGGGATTTAGACTAAACTTATAGGGGCATTTAAAAATGACTAAAGAACAGATTAAAGAAAAGGCAGAGTTTATCGCCTTAGGTACTTTCTTGTCCGCATGGCCTAATGATCTAGGCTATAACGAAGTGATGGATCTTATGATCTTGCATGATGCCTATGATCTAGCAGACAAGGGAATCTATATTTGGCAACCATTTGAGAATCACCCGCCCGAATACATAACGGGCTATATTCAAGACTTGCACGATCACATCATCAACAGTTTTACTTTATAGGGGATTAAAAATGAGCATAAAAGACTATCCGGCAGAGTATGACGAGGAACATTTGGACAATCAGTATTTTGCAAAAGCTTTTCCTGATGCTAAGGGGTTAGAAGATTTATATCGCCAGATTTATGAGTATACCGCTTGTGGGGCTTACCTGAGCGCAAAGATTCAATATATCAAGGTGCTTGAGCCTGACGGTTTTGATGAATACCCGCATGAGCAGGAAATAGAAGAATGGGTTAATTCCGATGACCTTTGCCGCTTGGGCACTTGGGCAGACATGGATTCGCAGGGGGTGTTAGTGATTGCCTTAATGGTCGGTTCAATTGTCGAGGGTGTCGATCATGGAACAGATGAGTATGAACTTGAGGTAAAGCAGTTAGATGAAGAACCTGAGCAATTTGCCAAGAGGTTTTTCAAAGCGGTTGAAGAGGTAGACGCAGAGGCAAATTCAATTTGGAACGACACTCATGGTTGCGAGACTTGTGCAAAGCATTGGCATGATGAGGCATTAATTGAGTGGGGGAGGGGAGGTCAAAATGGCAATGACGGCATGACCCCTATTTGGAAAGATTGCCCTGCTTGTGGTGGCGCAGGTGTTGTTATTTAAAAAGGAAAGTGAAATGAAGCATAAAAAATGCAGTCCAAACCAGGTCAACGGCACAAGTCTAAAGGGTTATATCACGACAACCTACGACGAGTTGTGTCGCAGCTTTGGAGCGCCTAGCATCTTCGTTGGAGATAAGACTAACGCCGAATGGTTTATAGAGTTTGAAGATGGCTCAGTCGCTACAGTCTACGATTGGAAACTAGATCATGTACCGATGGAACCCTACCGTTGGCACATAGGGGGCTTTGATGCCTTTGCTGTTGCATCGGTTCATAACGCTGTGTTAGAATCGAAAGTGTCCAATTTTGTCAAACAACAAGAGGAGGTTTTATCATGCTGTTAAGTAATGAGGAGGTGGTAGAGATTCTTGACGATAGGCTAGACTATAGTGATTGGGGCAATTGGTATGGTGACGAGGATGCCTTGATTGAGTTCGCCTATTATGTGGTGAAGGCTGAGAACGAGAAGCGAATCAAGTTAGAGCAAGAAAGGGAAAAAGATGCGCTGCCGATCCTGTAATGAGGCATTGACCGATTATGAGACCACAATTCGCTCACTGCACACTATGGAATATGTCTCCATGTGTAAACAGTGCCTAAAATCGATTAAAACCGACCTCTGTGCCGTTGGAAATGTTTCCTTGATGTCAGAGGCCGATGAAGTCGAGGAAGGCACAGAAGCCGATTTAGACCCATTAGCGGGCATTGAGGATTTTGATGATGGCACCGATGACCCTTGGCAGTCCCGTTAGAGGCTGGCACGCCCTGTTCTGTATGCCAAAAAGCAAGATGGCACGGAACTTGCTATTAAAGACTATATTGATTAAATAGTTAACATTAAAGAAGGTTTTAATTAAGATTTTAATTCTTTACTCTATAGAGACAATAAAGAAAGGTGGTAGTCGATGGAAAATGATGACTTAGAACGAATCTATTGGTTTTGTGTTTCTGATTGTGTAGACCTATTGGCTCATGGCTCTACTGACATCGAGACTTTGCTCAATGATGTCTACGAAGCCTTGAAGCGCACTAAGCCAGAATCTGGTACTTGTGTCGCACTTTTGGCAATAATTGACCGATTAGCTGAGGAAAGGACAAGAATTAATGCAAACTCAGTCTAAAAACAGGTTTATACGGCATACAGAGTGTCCTGATTGTGGCTCTTCTGATGGCAGAGCAGTATATTCAGACGATAGCACCTATTGCTTTGTGTGTCATAAATCCTCTAAAACGCCCCAGGAGGGCTTTGTAGACCAAGGAAGGGGTAAGGTACTAACAATGACTCAGAAACCCGTTGTAGAGCCTCTAAAGGGCCTTAGCGGTCAATTCCTAAGCATACCTGAGAGAGGTATCACTAAAGCCACCTGCGAGGCCTATGGTGTCAGACAATCAGGGACAGAGCATTATTATCCTTACACTGACGATAGAGGCACTGAGGTGGCCTTTAAGATCAGGACAGTAGCGGATAAGCAATTTAGGTCTCAGGGCAACATCAAAGAAGCACTGCTATTCGGTCAGAATCGATACCCTGCAGGTGGTAAATATTTGACCATCTGTGAGGGCGAGTTAGATGCCCTAGCTGCCTTTCAGATGACGGGGTCGCTGTACCCTGTGGTGAGCATCAAGAATGGGGCACAATCGGCTGTGAAGGACTGCCAAGCACAGTTTGAGTACATAGACAGCTTTGAGACTGTTGTGCTCGCTTTTGATGCCGATGAACCTGGGCAGGAAGCAGCCCTAGCCGTTGCTGATCTGTTTGGCTCCAAGGTCAAGATTATGAAGATGTCTAAGCCCTACAAAGATGCTTGCGATTATCTCAAAGACAACAAATCTGCGGACTTTGTGAAGGCATGGTGGGCAGCAGAGACCTATGTTCCTGATGGCATTGTTGCCGGTGCTGAGTTGTTCGAGTTAGTGATGCAGCCCTTGCCAAAGGCTCAAGCACATTATCCCTATGCTGGCTTGAATGACATGACCGGCGGTATCAGACAGCAAGAGATGGTTGTTGTCACTGCTGGCTCTGGTCTTGGCAAGTCGCAGTTTATCAGGGAAGTCATTTGGCAATTGCTCTGTGAGACCAAAGATAATATCGGGATTATGTTCTTGGAAGAGTCGGTCAAGCGGACAGCCTTGTCTCTGATGTCATTGGCTATCAATAAACCACTGCACTTAGCAGAGACTGAGGCCACTGAGGCATCTAAGAAGGAAGCCTTTGATAAGACCCTAGGCTCTAATCGGCTGTTCTTTTATGACTGTTTCGGTAGCACCGCAATCGACAACATCATCAATCGAGTTAGGTACTTCACCAAAGGGCTAGACTGCAAGTACATCCTGCTAGACCATGTGTCTATCGTGGTGTCTGCTCAGGATCATGGTGACGAGCGCAAAGCCATTGATGAGATTATGACCAAGCTGCGGATGATTGTGCAGGAAACAGGGGTTGCCTTGTTTGTGGTGTCCCACCTACGCAGGCCAGAGGGTAAAGGCCATGAAGAGGGCGCAGCCACTAGCCTGTCCCAATTAAGGGGTTCAGCAAGTATTGGACAATTGGCTGATATGGTGCTAGGATTGGAGAGGTCAGCACAGCATGAAGACCCTATCGAGCGCAATACCACAAGGGTCAGGGTTATCAAGAACCGATACAGCGGAGAGACCGGCAAAGCCTGTGCAGTCCTGTATGACAAGCACACAGGCCGTATGAACGAGATTAACGAGGATGCCTTATGAACCAAGACTATCTTAAAGAACTGTTTTATTACAAGGATGGCGCTCTTTATTGGAAAGTAAATACAGGAGCTAAAAGAGTAATAGACAAGAGAGCAGGATGCTTAAGTAAAAGCGTAGGATATTGGAAAGTTAAAATTCATAAAAAAGAATATCGTTTACATAGGTTAATTTTTTTGTATCATCATGATTATTTACCAGATTCTGTAGACATAGATCACATAGACGGAAATAAAACAAATAATAGAATTGAAAACTTAAGACTAGCGACTCGTTCTCAAAATTGTTACAATAGCAAAAAACGTAAAAATAATAAAAGCGGTGTAAAAAATGTTTATTGGTGTTCCCACTCTAAAAAGTGGGTAGGAAGAATAAGAGCAAATAAAAAAATTGTGTTTTCACGGTATTACAATACTGTCGAAGAAGCTGCAAAAGCAATAGAGAAAGTTAGACATAAGTACCACGGCGAATTTGCTAATGACGGAAAAACTAAGGAGGCACTATGACATCCGCACTACTGATAGGCTGCTTTGCTTTTATATCATCAATACTGAAAGGCTTAAAATGACTGAATACTCTTACGACTACTGGAACGATGCTGACTACGACACTATGGACTACTCAGCCGTAGAGCAGCTAGAAGAGCGCATCAAAGACCTGGAAGAGGTCAACGAGGAACTGACAGCACAGATCAAGGTTGCTGTTAAGCTGGTTAGCAAGTTTAATCATCCTGAAGAATATGGGCACTTGCTCGACTCTGATGC